ATTATTAATAGCATTGATAATACCGTTGTATCGTTTCATCAATTCAATATCTGCTGGATCTTGACTGTTTTCTAATTCAGCTGCCATTGCATTTAATGCATCTACATCTGCCTTGTCTGGACCTGCATTTGGAGTTTGTGCCGGAGCCGCAGGAGTTACTGCTGGCTTAACTGTTGGCTTATCAGTTGGATTAGTAGCACCACCTCCGCCTAGTGCAGCCATTGCACCTGCGCCAACAGCAGCACCAGCACCAACTTTTGCAGTTGTGTTTAGAGCCTTGCCAGTCTTGGCACCAATGTTTGATGCTTTATTGACAACTTGTCCTTTGGTAGCACCTCTAGTAGACATACCAGCAACTTTAGCATATTCAGGATTTGTAAAACCTGTTTTAACAGCACTGCCAAAGTTTTTAATGCCGGCCCCAATTCCACCTAATGAAATTTCGTCAACTTGTTGACTTGATTCTATTTGAGCTAGACGATTTCTTAGCTCTGCAATTTTTTGTGTTTCTGACATAGCAGTTCCTTTAGTTTTTTGAGCATTTAATGCTGCTTGTGTTTTTGGTCCTAGTACACCGTCTGGTGTTAGACCGTTAGCTTTCTGAAAAGCCATAATTTGATCTTTAGTCATAGCAGGAGCAGCATTTGGTTTAGCCTGTGCTACTGCAGGTTGTGCTGTTGCATCTTTTGCCACAGCTGCCGCAATCTCATCTTCTCCTGGCATGTAACTACCAGTACGTTGTTTGTCACGTAGTGCTTGAGCACCTGCAATACCTATACTGGCAGCAGTGCCAACGCCTGGTATTAGACTAGCTGCACCACCTAGTGCTGATAATCCAGCGCCTGCCCAATCACCTTGTTTAGCACGACCGTAGGCATCATATGCACCTAAGGCAGCACCAACACCTGGGATGAATCTTCCAATGCCTTTGCTTGCTGCTGCCGCCGGAGCAGCAACCGCAGCTTCGTTTAGAATCTCAGGAGATTCTAAAGAACGAATAGCGGCAAGTGATTCGGCAATCGAATCTTTCATATTAGTATTTGATGCTTTTAATGATAGTTAAAATCTGATCATCGCCGTAGCTAACAGTTTCTTTTACAGGATACTTATTTCCATCAACTTCAAATTCATCAGCACCCGAGTCTTTAGCAGCATCAAGCGCACCGCTAAAGGCATTGCCTTCGTTAGGATCTTCTTTAACACCTTGCTTGGCCATGTTTGGATTACCAACGGCAGCGCCACCGCCTGTATTGGCAAAGCCTGTTGATGGTTTAGTAGCTGCGCCTGTTGGTGCAGGAGCAATTTGTGTAGGTTTTGCAGGAGCAGCTGGTGCAGGAGCAGAACCGCTAACACCGCCTGTCTTTTCTAACTTGTCCATTAGGGCTTTAAACTTTTCACGAGTAGCTGCAACTGCTGGATCTACGGCTGCCGGAGCAGCTGGTGCTGCCGCCTGCCCTGCAGTATTTGCTCCTGCTTCTTGATCCATTCTATTAGCAATTCGATCAGCTTGTGCCGCTGCGTCAGGTGCTTGATTTTGCGTTCCTACTAACTCTGGAGCAACAGCTGGCTTAGTGGCTGCGCCTCCTGGTGCAGTTGCTACTGTGTCTTTAAATCCTAACTGCTTGGCAATTTTTTGATCTTCTGGGTCAGTGAAATAACTTACTGGTACAGCATCTTTGCCTAGTGCTCTAGCTACAATGTACGGATCTTGTGGATTAGCCTGTCCCATTTTTGCCTGTTGCTCAGGAGTAAGTCCGGCTTCGTCTAGAGTATCTTCTTCTAGTTCATAACCAAATTCTTCAACTAGGCCACGTGCAATAGAACTTGTAAAAACAGGGTCTGCAGATTCTTTAACTACTCGACGTGCTACTGATTCTGTAATAACTTTTTTTGTTTCTACAGATTCTGTAACGATCTGTTTTGTATTGATTGTCTCTAACTTCTGCATTAATGCTTTTAAGTCCATTTTGTTCCCCAAATAATCTATAATATATTTATGCTCACTTAGCAGTCTACGGTAGCGAATCGCTTTCTGCGGGCAGCAGCCTCCCCACACTTAAAAACGCAAAGGTCCTAAGGTAGTGTGTTCTTATTCTTTAGAAGTAGCCCTTAGCTGCCAGCTGTGTTTGCGGTGTGCATCCATGCGTCCTGCTATAAAGTCACTTAATCCGTGTTCGCCTGCTTGTTCAGAAAGATCAAATACTATCTTTAACAGTTTAACCATTTTATCGCTATCTTGCAGTAATTCTGCAATCATAGCTCTATCTTCTAACATGTTTAATTCATCTTCAACTTGTGTTAGCATTGAAAAGCGTTGGAAACTGGCAGGTGTGTATGATCCTAACTTGCGAATATTTTCTGCAAAGTCATCAATTGCACCATACACTTCTTCATAGACTGTAGCAAACAACATGTGTAGTTGTGGAAACAATGGTCCTTCTACATTCCAATGAAAGTTTTGTGCTTTGATAGCAAATGCATATTCACTAGCAAATGCAATCTTCATTGCTTTTTTGAGTTCGTCCATTACTTCTTACCTGCTTTCTTTTTTGCAATAGCAATAGCTGCCTGTTGAGCAGGATTAACTGCTTCTTTAGGCACACAGTTAGGCACAGTCTTGCCACCTTTTTTCTTTGTACCTACCATCTTATGGCTGTCCCAGCAAGGATCGCTATCTTCTGCTATGCCTTCTTGAGCTGGTGCATCTAATAGCACAAACATCTTGTTGCCCATGGTATAAACCTTAGCACTAACAACTTTGTCACTACGTGCTATTCTTGGTCTAATACTTTTGTCACCAAACACCATTACGTCGTATGTTTCCCCACCGTATTCAACAGTTGCACCACCTGGCTTTAGATTGCTAGGTGTAGGTTCTGCTGCTGGAGGATTAGGTTTGCCTGTTAGGCGATTGATACTTGGATCAGGTAGTGATCCGTCTGCATTAGGAACAATGCGTTCAATAACACGTTCTGCTAATTGACGAGCACGTTCGTTAGGACGTTCTGCAGCTTCTTTTAATTCTTGCTCTACTGCTTTAAAGTATTTGCCAATCATGCTAGGCTTTGCACCTTCTGCTACATTAAGTACTGGAGCAGTGATTGTTTTCTTTTCTGCATAATGCTGCATAGTCATAGCTTCTGCAGTAGTAGGTCGATTCAAAGAACCCTTGCCTTCTACAATAGTAAGGAACTTTTTCATGTCATTGGAATCTACTGCAGGCTTCTCAGAAGCTCCATCCAATGCCTGTAGTATTTTCTTCATGTCCATGATTTAACCTTGTTTTACACCACGTGGGCCGCGATCATCTTTAACACCACCAGCTTTCATCAATGCAGTGCGATCGCCATAGTTTTTGCGATCAACATCTTTGGCTGCTTGTTTAATAGGAGGAGTTTGCGACTTCTTCTCAACATGTTTTAATGGATCAAACTTGTCGCCTTCATACATGCCGCCACATTCTTTTAGACCGTGTACTGGACATGATTTACCTTTGGGTGTATGATTGCATTTACCTGCTGCTTCTTTAATTTTCTTAGCAGGAGTTTTTGTAGTTGTAGTTTTTACACCACCCTTACCGTCTTGGTCAACAACTGTGCTTGTACCGCTACGACTTGCTTTAGCATTTGCTAACTTCTCGTTACCGTAATGACTACCTTCTTTAACTTTCTTGTCCTTAACAGCCTTCTTCATTGGCTCTTTCTTGTCGCCATCTTTGTCCATGTCTAGAAAGTCTGGCTTTGCACCTTCATTAGTAGTTTTAACACCACCCTTCATGATAGTCTGCTTGCCTGGGTTAGCTTTACCCCATGCCTTACTGTCTTTCTCTTGTGCTTTGTCGTGTGCTTTGTCACCAGCTTTCTCTGCAGAAGATTTTGATTTAGCTTGTGATTTAGGTTCAGTATGCTCTTCGTCACTGAATCTGTTTGGATTTTCTTTATGCTTAGTAACACCTTTCTTAGAACGATCAATCTCACCACCAGTTGATGACTTTTCTTCGTCTAGTGCTTTCTCTTTCTTCTTCATATCATCTTTAGCTTTAACAGCCTGCTTCTTAGCTTCTGTCAGCTTCTGTGCAAATGCACGACGAATGCTTTCTGAATACATGTCGCTGTTTTCAATAGCACTACCGTACTCACTGATCTTCATTTCGTATTCCATGTAGTGATACACAGACGCAATGTAGTCAGCGGCTTTGGTAATCTTAGCCTGTACCCAACCTTCTAGCTCTTGGTCTTCGCCAATCATCTTGAACAGCTTAAAGCTGTATTGAGCACATTTAAATAGGTCAGCACGAGCCATTTTTGCTTCGTGATCTGCTGGGCGGTGAAAGTTATCTTGCATTTTGAGAATTCTCCAATATCGTTGTATTTATCGTTTTAAGCTGCCACCGGTGAGTAAATTGTTAGGCATATCTAATGCGTTCTTTACTGTACCGTCTTTATTCTTACCTGCTTTTCCTGCTTTGTTTTTGTAAACAGGTCCTACGCTAACATTAGCAGCACTAGTACCACCTGGCGTAGCATCTTCTTTAACTAGTATTTCTCTTATTTTCATAGTATTATTCCAAGTATTGCGGAAAGCGTTTGTTGAAATGACGCATGATAATACCTGCTTTAGTATTTGCTTCATTTTCTTCTGGGCTACCAGTTAGTCCACTGCGATCGTGCAATCTGTGTGTAGTATTTTGTTTATAGTGTACTAATTCGTGTGCTAGTGTTCTAAGTATATCTGCAGGATGACGATCTTTGAGAGCTAACTGTATTGAGTTGTTTTCCATATCATAGCCACCAAAGCTAGGTTGATCACCTGTCTCTATAGTTTTATGAACGCTGATTCTTGGCAGTTTGTCTAGTTTTAGCAACTTCATTACAAATGGCAGAAAGTCTTCTAGTGCATCCATAGTACTAGGATGAATAACAGCTTCGTTAAGTGACTTCTTCTTACCAGCTTTCATATTAGCAAGCCAATGTGCTAACTGGCCCTTACGTCCACCTTGTTTAGCAGTCTTACGTAAACTACTTACTGATGCTTTAGTATTGATACCGTGACGTTTACTGTCGCCTTTGTCTTGTGGGTTCTTTCCATCAGCAAAGTTTTCATTCTCAATGCTTTCACCACCACCCCCGTCCCCTCCACCTTCTCCGCTGTAGCCAGCATAGTATCCATAGCCGCCGTAGGGACCTGGACCGTATGCCGCTGGCATACCTGAAGTACGCCGAGCTTTACGTCTGCGCTTCTTAGCCTCTCCTACATTGTATGTAGGATCAGTCTTTTGACGAGGCATACCTTTAGGTTGATTAGGATCTAATGGATCAATATCAGTAGTGGTAAGACCTGTCTTTTTTAATGCATCGATATATTTGTGTTCTTCTTCTTCGCTGCCAAAGGAGAATATAGTGCTAGGAGGCCCTTGACCAAAGTCGTGTTTGCCAAGACCTTTCATATTACTAATATGCTGACCCAACTTATACCAATCATAGACATCATCAACATCTACCTTAACAGTACCTGCAGGCATTGTAGGTTTAGTCTCCGGCCCAGGTGGTGGATCGTTTGGATGGTAATCCTCTTGACCTACTCGCTGCATTAATTCTCTTAAAAACATATTAACTTTCAAACACGTCTAGTGCATCGTTCCAATGTTTAATACGATCTTCTAAACCAATAGTGCCACCATTGATGCGTTTACTTAACAATACAATATCACCTTGATCGCAAATAGCATTTAGTTGATTCTTGTACCAAAACCAGCAGGCTGTGATAATAGCATACTCTGGTGTGCGTACTAGATCCGGATCGTTAGCTAGTGTGTCGTCACCAAATAGATCACGCGAGCATTGTGTATAGTTTGCACGACCTGTTAACTGTAGTATACCACGACCACGGAACTTGTATCCATCACCTGATGCTTCTGGACCATTGCCCATACGTCCACCGTAGACACGATTGGCAATCATCTCTGCCTTTTTGGCATATTGATTTGCAATAGCATCATCCGGGAAATACTTTCCAAATATACCACGTAGGCCTTTTGCACTATAGTTTAAATTTTCTTGTAAAATAGTAAAGTCTGCACTTTCATGCTGACCTTGTGCTACAAATCCTGCAACACGAGCTGCAGTGGTAATACCAAACTTTGGCAAGTAGGTGTTCATAGCATTGAACCAGAATGCTGGTTCTTTGTTCTTGTGTAGTAGGTGTGCTACTTTTTCTTGTGTAAAATCAAACTCAAAACTCATCTTAATCTCCAATAGGCTTTTCGCCAGTCATATAAGGTAGACTAAACCATAACTTAAACCATTCAGGTGTTCCTGATTTAATGTTGTGCTGTTTCATCAACTGACCTTTCTCATTGCCAGTAACGCTGATATTACTGCCTTCATTAATGTCATAAGGCTGCAGACCTTTATAACTATTAACACCAGCTAGGCGTTTTAACTGTGCAATTTCATCCATTACGCTAACCTAAATGCCTTCAAATTCTTCTTTGGCGTATTCTTATTTACATCAACAGTAGTATTCTGTTTTGTGATAATGCCAACGCCTGCTGACTCTAACGCCTTTTCACGTTGTAGTCTATCCCAAGCATTTTCAGCTACACTTTTCTGTCCATACTTTTTTAACTCTGCTTGTAATGCTTGTAGTTTGTTAGGACTACGAGCAATAGCATTACGTATATCTCCAGCAATCTTTTTTGGTAATTTGCTTAATACATCGTTAACAATATCTTCTACTTGACTACGTTGTTGCCCTATGGCTGGATTCTTAGGAGATTTAGCTACCACAGGCTCGTCATACTCATCTTCTAATTCTAAGTTGGCAATATATTCTTCATAGGCTGCTTTATTTTGCATCCAGCGATTGGCATTCTTTGTCAGTTGTGGAGCATTAAGATGTTGACCTAATTTGGCCAGTATTCTAGGAAGTTCATTGGCAATGTTGCCAAATGATCTTTTCATTTCTAACTCGCCATCAGCTTCAACTCCACGCAGGAATTGTTGCAACTCAACAGTTCTACGAGTGTTATACTTACATAGGTCATAGAGCTCATTCTGTAGTCTACCTACATACATGCTCTGTACCCAGCGACCACCAATGCCAGCTGCTACCATTCTAAATCCACGATCTAGTTCACCGTGATTTTCCATATACTTCTTGGCCTGAAACTTCATTGTGTCGTAGACATTAGTAATTGGTTCACCTATGTCATTGATAACAGCTCTTAGGGTGCTTTCAATACTAGTGCCTTCAGCTATATCTTTCTCTGGTTTCTTTACCTTCTGCTGGTCTTTCCAAAATTCTTCAGGATGTCTATAAGTTTTACTTTGTGGCCCTGCCTGTGATGCTTTGCGTACAGCATTATAATCTAATTTTTTTGGAACTACTGCTTGCGGCTTTTTAGCTAAGAATCCCAATAAGGATTCGTCTGTTGCTGGTTCTTTAACTTTTTTCTTGGCTACTTTTGCCGCAGCCTTTTCAGCATGTGGCATTAGGTAATGTTTTACCACATCAAAGAACGGGTGACCTGCAACTAGTGTGTTAGGGTCAACACCTGCTGCTTGACCAAACAAATCTCTATCGTCAGCTGCTACTGCGTTACGTAGAGCGGTTGCTGAACTTAGACGAGGTGTAGTCTGTTGTTGAATCGTACCAAACTCATAGTAGCCATGAGTGCCTTCTTTTCCATTGTATTGTACAAGAGTCTTAGTGACCCAGTCTTCGTCAGTATAAACATTTAACACAATGTTACCGTGCTTTTCATATACCTTGCTGGCCAATGTTAACCAACTAATTTCAGCAACAATATGTCCTTTGATTTCAGGATATACTGCCTGCATTGCTTTGACTTTAATGTCAAACGGTAAGGGATCCTTAGGGCCTTGTGTACTTTTATTAGTACCAACATACCATACTGAATTCTCAGAAGCCATTTCCCACGCTTTCATGTGTCCCATGTGAGGAGGATTAAAGCGGCCAAATATAATGCCTACTGATTTAGCTTTGGCTTCAAATAGTTCTCGTAGGATCATCTTTTTTCTCAGTTGCTCTTTGTTTTTCGTCGTGATAGAAATTAGTTTCTTCACCTTGTAGCTTATCGCAGATTTCTTCTAGTGCTGGTCTTGACAGTTGTTGTTCCATGCCTTCAACAGGAAATGTATTTTTATAATGTTCAAATGCCTTCTGCACAATAGGAGCAAATGCTGCAGGACGTACACCACGTCCTGCTTCACAGTGGCGTTTGAATTTTTGTAGAAACGGATGATATTCGCCTCTATAGAATTGTGGATCGTTACGCATGAAAAAGATTAGATCATCATTTAGATCAAACTCTTCGCGTTTCATGTTAGGGTTGTAAAGTTCAAATATTTTCATAATTATTAGCAGATGACCGTGGTCATAAAAAATCCCTCTTACGATATTTATCGCAAAAGGGATAATAGGAATTAGCTTTGATCAACTTTTAACCACTGATTCTACTGTGTGTATGTAGCCGCCCACAAACATTTTAACCATTGTAAGCGTCTTTTCGTCTTTAACATAGAAATGACTACCGCCCCAACAGGCTTTCTTACATAGATCTGTTTTAGCACGTTTAGGCATACGTATTTTATCCATGCCTTCGCACCATTGAACAAAACTAGTAAACTCTTGTCTTGTACGTCCCATTGTGACTTTGTAATCAAAATCAATGTTTTTAACAATAACCTTGCCTTCGTCTAGTATAGATTCAGTTCCTACTGTAGGCAAACTAACATATTTGACTTTATCACTGTCAATTTTAGCTAACTTTTCTAAATCTAATTCGTTGTTAGTATAAAAACTAATTAGAGGATTTTCTACTCTTAGTTCGTAATCTTTAAGTTTTTTAAGAGTATTACAGAGCTGTATAGTATATTGTTTTTCGTAAGGATTCAATTTTATAAACCATGGGTCAGCATCTGATTTATCTTGTTCGGCAATATAATTTTCAACTAGGTCAAAATTACAGCCTCTAAACCAGCTGGCACTACGTAATACAAGTACAATCTTATATTTGTATTTGTTATTAAACAGTTTAGTTGTCTGCTTGGTCTGTATTGACTGATGTAATTTCATCTACAATTACCTTTTGTACTTTAGGTTTAGCAGTTAATGTTAACGCACCTTCTGTAACACTAATAGTTAAACTTCCCCCGTTCTTTAAGTCTCCAAACAACATCATTTTAGCCAGTGGACGCTTGATGTCCTTGTCAATAACACGTTGTAACGGACGAGCACCCATTTTACTGTCAAAGCCCTTGTCAATCAACCAGTCAATGGCATCGTCACTAATTTTAACCTTAATGCCTTTGTCTTTAATTTGATCTTTAACTTCAACCATAAACTTGCCAACAATCTTGATCATTGTTTCTTTAGTTAGCTTGCCAAAGGTAACAACACCGTCTAGACGATTGCGGAATTCAGGTGCAAAGAATTTCTTCAATGCTTCATCACTGTACTGCTTTTCCTGTTGACCGAAACCAATCTGATTCTTCTCAGAGTCACTAGCGCCAGCATTAGTTGTAATGATTAGAATCAAATTACGGCAATCTGCTTTCTTACCATTAGATCCTGTGACAAATCCATTGTCCATCATCTGCAATAGAATAGTTGACACATCAGGATGTGACTTTTCTATCTCATCTAATAACAATACACAGTTAGGATTTTCTTGAATTTGTGTAATCAACAAACCTGCATTTTCTTCAAAGCCTACGTAGCCTGGAGGTGATCCAATTAACTTGCTAACTGAATGTTTTTCTTGATACTCACTCATGTCAAATCTGATCAACTTAACACCTAAGTTTTTAGCCAATGCTTTTGCAGTTTCTGTCTTACCTGTACCAGTTGGTCCCATAAACACAAACGCACCTACTGGACGATTCTCTGCTTTTAGTCCAGCTTGACTAACTAAAATCTTATCTACAATTTCTGTTATAGCAGTGTCTTGTCCGTAGACTTCTTGTTGTAGATTGGCTTCAAGATTAACAAGACTACTTGATTCTTGTTCTGCAATCTTTTCAGTAGGCATGTTAACTACCTTGGCCAGTTCGTACTGAATAGCTGCCTCATCAACAATGCGGTCGTCTGCAAGTTTTAAATTAAAGCGTGAGCAGGCAAGGTCGATTAGGTCAATTGCTTTGTCAGGCAACTTCTTATCTGTTTGATACTTAATACTAAGTTTAACTGCTGCCTGTATAGCATCGTCTTTGATCTTAACATTGTGATGACCTTCGTAGTACTTCTTAATACCCTTAAGGATCTGTACTGCCATTTCTGGAGTAGGCTCATCAATAGTAATACGAGCAAACCTACGCATCAATGCACGATCCTTCTCAAAGTACTTGCGATACTCTTCCCACGTAGTTGATGCAATAACTTTAATGTTGCCTTTGCTTAGTGCAGGCTTCATCATGTTAGCAAGATCATTACTACTTTGTTGTCCACCTGCACCTGCACCACTGATCATGTGTGCTTCGTCAATAAACAAGATTGTTTTGCCTTTCTTGTCAAGACCACGTAATACTAGTTTAAATCGTTCTTCAAAGTCGCCACGATACTTTGATCCTGCAAGCATAGCACTGATGTCAAGATTATACACAGTGTATTCTTTTAAGAAGTCTGGAACAGCACCTTTAACAATGTTAAACGCAAGTCCTTCTGCAATAGCAGTCTTACCTACACCTGGATCACCAACTAGGATTACATTTGATTTACTACGACGACCTAATGACAGGGCAATGTTTTCTAATTCATCAACACGGCCAATTACTGGATCAACCTTATTCTTTTTAACTGCATCATTAAGGTTAGTTGTAAATGCACGTAAGGCTTTTTCGCCTTGACCGTCTCTTGGCTCTTCCATTTCTTCTGTTTCTGTAATTTCTGAATTTAAATAGTCAGCAAATTTATCTTTATCAATTTCTGCTTGTTGAATGTAGTAGTTTGCATATGAACGCTTTTCGCTCATCATAGCAAGGAATACATCTGTTGGTTCAATTTTTTGACGCCCATTAAACAGGACCTGTGTAAATGCACGATTAAGCACACGCTCTACTGCCTGTGTCTTACGTGGTTTAACATCAGTTTGTTCTGTGATAATTTCATCACACTTGTTTTTAAGATATAGCTCTAGATTCTTTTTAAGGAAATCAGCATCTGCACCATAGCCAGTGACACACTTGTTAAACGAGTCTTCGCATAACATAGAGAACAACAAGTGTTCAATCGTTAAGTATTCGTGTTTTAGCTTCTTTGCTACATCAATGGCTTTTTCAAATACCATTTGTAATTCGCTGCTAGGTTCTACCATTTAATTTCCTTTAATACAATTATTGTAGTTTAGCATATAATGTCTTTAATTCCTGCACTAATTGGGGATCTGTTACTGCCGGAATGTCTACGTTTAATATAACAATTAAACTGCCTAGTCTACCTGAATTAATATCTCTAAATCCACGTCCACCACTGGCAAACTCTGACCCATGTCTAATGCCAGGACGTAGCTTTAGTGGCATAATTCCGCCATCTAAACAGTTTACTTCTTTCATGCACCCAGTCATTGCTTCTAATGCTGACACAGTCACAGTTGTGAATAGATCGTTACCACGTCTTTCCCATTCTGGATCAGCTTCTACCATCACAGTAACGTTCAAATTGCCACGAGGCATGTTTGGAAAAGCATCGTCACCTAGGTCAGCATAACGAATAGTTTGTCCGCTTTGTACACCTGGAGGTATATCTACTACTACAGTTTGTGCTCGTCCAGCGGGAGTGTTAAATCTAGCTTCAATTTGTGTACCTAGATAACTCTGCTTGAATGTGATAGTAACGCGAATAGATAAATCTCTATTACGACGTTGTTGATGAAACCCTGCAAATCCTGGACCAAATCCAAATGTTGCTCCAAAGATATCGTTTATATCTGGGAATCCTTGATTGCCGCTACGTGCGTGAATAAAAGGGTTATTTTTTTGAGCGTTATACTGTTGTCGTTTTTGCTCGTCGCCTAACGTGTCATACGCTTGCGATATTTCTTGAAATTTTTGTGTGTCGCCGCCGCGATCAGGATGATTCTTCATGGCCAACTTTTTGTAGGCCTTTTTGATATCATCCTGACTTGCGTTTTCAGCTACACCTAATATTTGATAATAGTCCATAGTACTATTATATAGCACTAGAATTAAAAGGTCAATCTAATTCAGGAAAGTCTTCGTCAAACGGTGGTCTGCTAGGCATTGGTTTGGCCATAGTAGGCATCATTGTTGCTGCCGCAAATCCTCCGGCTGCACCAACTGCTGAGGCTCCGAATGGTGTAGCCGCTGTCGCTCCAAATCCTGTATTGCTACCAAAGCTGCTTGCGCCGTTCCCGCCAAATGGTGTTGAACCAAAACCACTGCTTGGGGCACCGAAGCCTCCTGCTGACGGTTGGCCAAATGCTGGAGTCCCGCTCGCAAATCCTGTTCCTGGTATTGTTGCGCCATTTCCAAATCCTCCTATTGGTGCTGGGCTAGGTGGCTTAGGCCATCCTGCATTAGCCGCTGCCAGAGCTTGCTTCTGTGCGTCTTTGTCCCCGCCTGCTAACATAATACCTGACAGTGTACCAGTTAAGAATGTAGCAATAGGGATAATCAATTCAAAAAACTTTTGATCAATAGGACTAATTGCATTTAATGGTTGGGTGACAAAAATTAACGAATATAGTACAACAAACACAATGCCAAATAGCGTTAATGCTAAACAAATTCCAATGAAGAACTTTAGTCTAACCATTAGCTGTTCTTCAGTGTACATGATGTTAGGTTGATTATTTTCCACAGTTGGCTCCTTGTGTGTTAGGCGCTCCAGCAGCGGGCGCAGAAATTGTTTTAGTCGATTCATCTTTTGGTGGTCCTAATCTTGGGTCACGTTGACCTTTAAAAATATGCTCTGGGCATGTGCGAGTAACGTCACATTTTGGTAATTTACAAAAATCTTTGTCCCAATTGTCTGGATCTTGACAAGGATATCGAAATCTATCACCACTAAACATTGCTAATAGTATTGGAAATACTATTAACAGTAGCAGATATTTCATCAGTTTTTGATCACCCATTTTCTTTTTCCTTTTTGCTAAGTGCAAACTTCTCACTAGCAGTAAATCCCAATCCAGCAATAACAATATACATCATGCTTTCAAATGCTGTTGAATTGAGCTTGTAGTTAAAAAATTGTTCAGACATCATGCTGATAGCACACAGTATAAATGCCAACAACGTTACAACTCGTTTGCTGCTTACTGTGCCGTTAATGCTGTCACTTAACAGATAACCCATCATATTGCCTGACCCTTTATGTACTACTATTTATTTCACACTTTCAAATATCTGTTTTTGGCTTTTATACCATTCAACCCAGCCTTCTTGTTTAATTTGACAATTTTTATACAATGCGTAATTTTGAGTTACTGTAGTTAGCATTGCACTTAGCTTAGGACTGTTGTCTGCTAGTTTTAAATTAGGGCAAGCTTCTAATAACTCTTTAGGAACATCGGGGAACTTCATAACTACTGGTACAGTAGTGCTACATCCTACAAGCGCAAATGCTGCTATCACAATCAATAATTTCATTTAGCTTCTCCTACAGGAGCTGCCGCATCGTTTAAAATTTGTATCGCTATAGGATCAACCTTACATTCAGCATCGATAATTTTTTCAACTTCTTTAATGCGCTCTTCAATTTTTATTTGTACTTCTTTAACTATCTTAGTTTTATAAACAATCTTTTCTTGCACTACAGTATTGACCACAGCAGACTTTGCTTCTGCTGCTTTAACTTTTTCTTCTAACTCTGCTACTCTAGCTAGCCACGCTTTCTGCACACCGTAGCCGCCCATAAAATAAGCACCTGCTGCCAGTGCTAGAACACCTACCAGTTCCATTGGCAACTTCCATTGCGTTATCATGGGAATCCATGTTACCAACTTGCTAACAATGTATAGTGTAATACCGGCACCCACTAGTGCATAATAAATTATAACAAATATATTTTCTGGTATTAGACTAACTATCCACATTAGACTTTTTCCAACGCTACGGCATACTTGCCGTTCTCAAATACAAATGTATTTCCAATTTTAGTAATGTTGTAGTTACCTACGTACTTGGTAAAGTACATGATTTCACTCATTGAGCTACCTTCTAACATAATTGGACCTACGATATTATCATAGACTTCGGCTTTTGTTCCAAAGTCTGAAATGCGCATACGCAATGGTTCTGCATATTTCTTTTGGAATACAATATCTTCTTGATCAACACTTACTTGTTCTAAGTAGCTACGGCCAAAGAAGTTACTAAAGTTATTCATATGATTTTCTTGAATAGTAATTTCGTAAGCATCGTTAGTCTTTGGAATCATTTCGTTTAAATTCTGTTCATCTGCATCAACACTATTAAAACTCTTGTGATATCTAAATTTAAAATTATCTACTTCTGCTAGTAGTCCAACACCATTGAGCAGTTCTAAAATTTGTTCGTGTATGCGACGGTTACGTTCAATTTCAACAAACACTTTGTATTTGCCGTCACTAAGTTCTCCCGGACTAGCATCTGCATCTAGTACAAAGTCGTAACCATTTTCCATAAAGGTCACTAGATCGTCAGCAGGCTCTTGGCTCTTTACAGTAAATGCTAGAACAACTATGTCCTTGTCATCTCCCATTTTGCTAGAAAAACTGTCAACTTCAAAAATATTATCTACTAGCATACGTAAATCACCTGCTAGTAATCCTTCATTAAGCTGCGACATTAGGTTCTCCTCCTGCAGGTGCTGCTGGCATGCCGCCTGCAGGTGCTGCCACCGCCGCTTGTTCTGCTGCCTGAGGCGGAGCTGAATCAACATTTGCATTACGACCAATGCCCATACTTTCTTTCATCTTGGTCATATACCCGTTAAAAATATCTTGAACTAGAGTCTTAGGCATGGTAATTTCCACTAACCATACTGGTGTTTGATCTAACTTGCCTTTGCGTGTGCCAGGACGGAAGTCGTCTGGAGTCTTAACTTGCCTTGGTTCTAACAAATTTGTTTTTTCGTAGCGCACACGACAGCCGTAGTCAATTAATCGTTTAGCTGCCATAGGATCAGGCATCTTCTCACGTGGCCACATAAAGCTAGCAGTTACCCAGTGACGATCAACTTTAGGTCCTGAAGCTAGTTCCCCATCGGCCCAGTTTTTATATACGTACATATTCATCTCGTCTAGAACACGCTCAAAGTCTTTAAGTGTGCTTAGGCTAGAATTAGTGCTGTAAATTGATTCTACGTTTTTAATAACGTCAAGTATATCGCGCATAGTTATTCCTAGAAGGTTCTACTCTTATTTAGCAGGTTTTAAATCATATGTTGCTAGTTTATTCTAGTCCAAAATGACTAAGTAATAGTGTAGGACCTCTGTAGTTACTGAGGCGGTCGCTACATGTCCTGCTTTACTAAAAGTGGGAGATACTTAATGAGTAAAAACAATCGAGTGAAAAAACGTTTTACTTCAGATGTGAATGTAATTGATTTCCATGCACACAAACCTGCGAAAAAACAGCGTGTAAACCTGTTACCTCGCAATAAACACCAAGAATCTTATCTATTCAAGCTCAACGATGACAACAAGAATATCTTGTTTGCCGTCGGACCTGCTGGTACGGGCAAGACCTTGTTGGCTGTTCAAATGGGAATCAAACTTTATCAAGAAGGTAAAGTTGATAGGATTATAGTCACTAGACCTGCCGTTTCTGTTGATGAGGATTTAGGATTCTTGCCTGGTACGCTAAATGAAAAAATGGCGCCATGGACAAGACCAATCTTCGATGTATTAGGAGAATATTATCTAACTAAGGAAATCGAATCGATGCTAGAAGAAGGCATTATTGAAATCAGCCCACTCGCATATATGCGCGGCCGCACATTTAAGAATGCTTATATTATTGCGGACGAAATGCAGAATGCAACTCAGAACCAGATGAAAATGCTACTAACTCGCCTAGGAGAAAACTCTAAAATGGTAGTAACTGGTGATTTGAACCAAGCAGACAGATTGAAAGACAATGGACTTATAGACTTCATCGGTAAGATTGAAGGACGTAAGTTATCTCACATTGATATTGTGCGTTTTGATAGTCACGACATTGAACGCCATAATGCTGTTAAGGAGGTGTTAGACCTTTACGGTGACGATTAAAGAAAAAGGGGACCTAGTCCCCTTTTTAGTTTTTCCCAATACCGTTTGGCCAATCCATATGTATTAGCTTGTCTAATGGGAAATCATAATAAAAATAATGTGTTCCAACTCTTGGCACAGTTACAACCCATTCTCCTCCAATTAGCACTCCACTTTGACTGCTAGTAGGACCGTTCCACTCAGTGCCGTCCATTTTTATACTGTTATCTACACTAATAACAGGAATCCCAGCAAGATAAGAAATGTTTCTTAAATGTGCATTATGCCAATCACTCATCACACTATCATACATTCTTCCAACATCTCTTTCTGCGTTAGTTGCATGTAAAAAAATATGGGCTCCGTCATTGAACGACATGCGTGTTAGATCAGGATATTCTTTCTTTCCATAAAAATCAGCACAGATAAATGCACCTGCTATGAGCGGTATGTCATGCATGTCTAATTGTTCATCTAAGAATGGAACTATAATGTGCTCTGAAGATGGAGCAATGCCAAGCATAACATCGTAGGGGGTAATAATAGTTTTATCAACGGTACGATTGAGAATTCCATCCTTTGAATAAAATCTAATTTGGTTTCGTCTAACTCCTATGTCATTTTCATTTTCGGTCCATAGAGTTCCTAAACATAGGCCAACTTTGTTAGCAGCATATTGTTCAATTTCTGTAAGTGCATCAACTAATTCTGGCACATCAAAATCTTTAATATATCCGCTAAGTGACCCTTCTGGAGTTATTAAATAATCAACTTGATTATCAACTGCCCAGTCAATGGCAGTTTTAATTGTTTGTACATTATTTTTTAATATTTTAGAGCAAGGTATTTGTGCACCTGCAAATCTTACATTTTTCATTTTTTTCTATCCGTATTAAAACTTATTACAATTCGATTTGAAGTTGTATTAACATTAACTCCATGATCTAGCCAACTTGGAAATAGGTATAGGTGATTCTCTTTAATATCTATTTCTGTTTCAAGTGCAGAAAATACATTGTTTTCCCCTTGAGTTGTCGCAATGTCGTTCATTTTGCACTGTGCAATAGGAGAATTAAAAAACAAATTACTGCTACCTGATGTTAATAATGGGTAGAATGCACCACTTACTGTACTTCCGTAGTGACGATGTGCATTTACTCTTGCACCGGCACCCATAATATTGTACCAATTGTTAGTAATATAGATATTTTCTAATCCTGCAATACTGGCATAGTCAAATATGCAGAGTTGCATAGTATTTTTTAAATTTAATAATCTAGGATCGTCTAGAATAGGAATTATACCAAAACTACTAATACTATTTTCTAATAGTCCGTGAGGTCGGCACAGTTGTTTAGTTTCATCAATCACTTCTAACAATGTACTAATGCTGGTGTGGCCTGATAGATCAAACGCTATTACGCATGTTGGAAATAAACTAAAAGTTTTTTCAATAGTATAACCTTTTAAATTCATAAATTTATAAATGATTTAGTTTAGCAACGGGTATCCAATGATTTACACCCCATTGTATTCGATCCTCTGGAACACAATCAAATGCAATAGTAATCCTAGGCCTATCTACATGCGGCCACGGATATGTACGATGAACATCTCCGTCTGATTTACTAATAACTAAAGTACCGTTTTTACTAGGTACATCAAATTCTTCCCCGCTTGGTAACCTATAACTAGTTATGCTCTCTTCGCTATCAACACAAACAAATCCGTGCCATGTGTTATCTTGAGAACCCCAGTGTGAATGCCAGTCAATAAACTGCTCATAAGTGCAGTAGTTTAACCAACATTGTATATAATAATTTTTATCAGTATTACACACTATTGAAAATACTCTACAAATTTCTTGATATAGCTTATGAAATTCATCATAGGGAAATAACAATAAATTATAATGATTAAACACTCGTGTAGTTAGCGGCCCAGTTGCTATTGCACCCTCTACTTGATCAAAATTAGAGTTAATGTATTGATTTAATATGTCACAGCTTTCTCTAATTTTTTCTAAGTTAATATCCAACGGATAAACTTTAACGTAATCGTTATTCATTATATGTGACTTAATCTAATTAATGTAGCAGCCAGATTAATTTCTGGATCACTAACTAATGTATGATCTACTAGCCCTTGCTTAATAATGAGAATTGCTTTCTCTTGTACAGGTTCTTCTCCAAAGATTGCAACATTGTCATACAACCAGCGATAGATTTCTTCCATCTCTTCTGGTCGAGCCTGTCCGCACACTAGTTTACGTGCTTCGCTAATCTTGCCTTTCTTAAACAGCTCAACCATTTCAATCTTATAGTCAGCTTCTCCAGTGTCGCCTTTCTCTGGCGTGTGTAGCTTGCCTTCTAGGCTGTTCATCTGTACAGTATTAATACATTTACGTAGGTCTGGGTAAGTTGCTTTAACAAATGTATCTAGTGTGTCAAGATCAAACTCTACGGTCTCTTCAACGAGAATAGTAGCCACACGAGCAGTAAATTCATTAACGTCAACTCGTTCAATGTGGAAGCCTTGACAACGACTATGGAGAGCAGGGATAATCCTATTAGGATAGTTACAAGTAAGAATAAAACGAGCGGTCGTATGGTATTCTTCCATGACTCCACGTAGTGCGGCCTGTGCGTTAGGTGATAAGTAATCTGCTTCATCTAGTAATACTACCTTAAAGTCTCCAAATGGAATCATTTGTACAAAATTAACAATCTTATCACGAACGTCTTCAACTGAGTTAGTACGTGACGCATTGATCTCTAGAATGTCTAAGTCTTGAATTTCAAGTTCGTTAAACAGGATCTTAGCCAGTGTTGTTTTACCAATACCTGCATTGCCGCTAAACAACAAGTGTGGAATCGTGCCTTGTTTAATCCAACTTTGTACTTGTTCTTTCTGATGGTTATCTCTGAACACATAACCGTCAACCTTTGCAGGACGGTATTTTTCAACCCATAGTTCTTTCATAGTTTAGTTCCAAAGTGTTCGTTAACGCATTTAATAACTTCTTGCACTACACATTGTGCCTTATCTAGGTCATGATTAGTGTAGGTACATCTGTTGTAGGTTTTTTTGTCATTCATAACATTAAAGATATCTTTAATGATTAGTTCTGCAAACTTTTCGTGATCAAAGTTTGAGTATGGATTATAGCATTCTATTGCCAGTTCCTTAATCCGTTCTTTCATACTAGTTCCTCTACAATACCTAGCACTTCTGCAAGAATTAATAAAGTACCTGCCCAGAACAGATTTCCTATTACTAGATTGCCACCTGCTACAATGCGTAAAAAACTCTTTACAAGGCTAACATAAAAATGTCCCTTGCTTGTATCCTTAGGTTGTATTTCCATTTTTGTTCCTTTCTGCGTCAACTACACGCTGACGTAATTCTGTTGTTGAAAAACCGTGTTTCCTATGATTGTAATACACTTGCATATCTAAGTGCTCACCTGTAAACGATTTAGTCATATACTCTTGTCCTAGTATTCTAACATTAATAGGATAAGAAAGCAAGATGTTTAGTAAATCTTCTTCAGTGGCATACACTAGTATTTCGTCAATGTATTTGCAGGCCTTGAGCTGTTCGTATCTTTCAAACACACCTTGAATGGGTTTATTCTTTTCAGGACGATCAATAGTAGGGTCTGTTTGTAGGCCAACTATTAAATAGTCGCATTGTGTTCGTGCTTCTTTAAGCATCATGATATGACCTGCGTGGAACAGGTCAAAGGTTGAGCAAGTGAATCCTATTTTCATTCTCTTATTATAGAGAAAAAGAAAGGGTCTGTCAAGACCCTTTGAGTTACTTGCTCACATAAGGAGCCAACTCCGGCGGCACCCACCCTACGGGTTTCAATACCTTACCGTCCTCACGTTTACGAACCTTGCCAGTTTCTTTGTCGATTTTAGCAAAGTTAGTAGCCATAACTTCTTTCCAGGCACCTTCTGCATCAAATCCTGCTGAGTGAATAGCACCTGTTGTTACAACAATAAAATCAAGTAGTGCATCTAACTGCTCTACACGATTTTCCATTAGCAGTGCTGCTTTGAGCTCCTTCCATTCTTCATCCATGAGATCCAAATATAGTTTATATTGATCTTTATTAAATGAGCCCACTGTTTGATCACAGGCCCGCATGAACTTTTCCTGGTCTCTAAATGTGTTAGTCATAGTTCTCTTCCAATCCATGCGTCATCTGGTGGCGCCTCGTCTGATACCATTAGCATACATTTAGTATCAACCTTTCTAATGATTTTTTCACCTTCATCGTCTTCGATCTTAATACCTCGAGTCCAACGACCGTGTTCCATCAAAATCCATTGCCCCACGGATACATCTTTTTGGTCCGGGCCCACTGCATATATTTTAGCCCATCTAGGATGAACGCCGTGTGCTTTGCCATTGTCACTTTGTATGATAATGCCGCCGTTGCTTTTTTGTTCACTGAAATTCATATCAGTAACTATTACATTATCAGTTAATGGCTTCAAAGTGGATACCTTCCAAGCATTAATATTAATGCCTGGATTTTTAAAAATCTCTGACATAAAACCTCTTATCTTAAATCTGAACTATCTGTATGGTACTCTGTACTTGCTTCTTCGCGTTTACGAACAATTTTTCCATTTGGACCTAACTCATCGCCACGAGCGTTCATTTTAGCATTACCTACTGCTAGAGTAGATTCGTTGCGAATACGTAGTTTGTCAAGGTCAATTTCTTTACCTTGCATAGTTTTATGCACTTTTCTTGCTGCTTCTTTCATTGCCATAATAGTTCTCCTTACGGTATATTACTTATCTCAGGAATTCATGCCAGTCTAAATTATATTTTATACTGTCTATTTTGTGTACACCTATAATGTATAGTACATAACTGGCTACTGAACTTCCTCTACCCACACCCCATACTAAATTATTAGATCTACAAGTATCTACAAAATATTTGAGCCAACGTAACAGATCTAACATATTACGTTCTTTATATTCTTCTAATTCTTCTACAATGCGTGTGAGATTTTCTTTAGGACTGCGATCTACAATGAATGTTTCAATGTCCATTGTTTTATATTCATCGGGCATAAACCAATCTGTTTGACAAATTTGATCAAACTCAACTTTGGATATGTCTAACTCTGTGCTTACATTTAGTTTAACAAATTTTTCAAATTGACTAGTGTCTATACTTGGATCGATGATAATTTGATCAAGATATTCTATTTGCCCTTTGTAGAGCATGTTAAAAATATCTTGTTCTTGAAATACAGGATTACTGAATTTGTCTAATAGCATCTAGCTATTTTACTTGACGTTTATCAGTTTGTCAAGCTCGGGAGCCTTGGTTTGGTGTTGTTGCCACATCTTTGCTTGCCTACTTCTTAGTTCTTCTCTGTACAGATCCAAAAACATGGCAATTTGACTTTGCACACTTGGGTTACTAGATTGCCAATACTTTTTGCCAAGATCCGAAATCCTTGCTTCAATTTCCGCGTCTTTTAATTTACTGTAATCTTCTGCTAATGGATGCATATTAAATTGCCTCGAATGTTCCTAATGACTTAATAAAGATATTATCCCCGCCATCAATAGTCCATACGTCAAAAATATAATGTTTGGCTGCAGTACCTGACGTAACTAGCGGATAAGTTAAACCATTGTCAACAAAAATATCAGCACCACTAGGTAATAAGAATGTAAGAGTTCTTATAACTCCGCCGTCAGTTAGATCAACTCTAATTTTAGAAAATCCGCCAGCTGGCCAGTTGGTGAATGAAACAGTCCTATTTCCAGTACCAGTAAATGTATGTGAAAAATATTCTGCATTTGGAACTTCAACAGTAAGATTACTAGTTTGATTACCAGTAAGAACAGTACCATATAATAAGTTAGTTTCAGCATTTTCAATTTTAACACCGTTAAAATCGTTGTCTGCATTTGTTTTAGCAGTGGTTGCCTGCAATGCAGTAATTTCACCAGCAGCAGTTGCTAGTCCAGTTTTAATGTAGGTAAAGTTATTTCTAAAACCTACACTATTGTTGTCTTGTCCTGCTACCGGAAAGTTTTGGTTAATTGTTGATGATACTATTGCGCTGGTCATGATATTGTTGTCCTATCGTTTTTAAATGCGATGTATTTATCGGCTGAGTAGCCGGTGACAGAATCTATTATATATCTGTCAATTACATAGTCAATTTGCTTAAAATCAAATTCTCGATTTTTAATGTTTAAAATAATGTCGTCTGCCGTTCCTGGCTTGCAGTAGCATAGAGGTACAGCTTTAACAAAATCTAATTCTTGCACACTACCGTCTTGAACTGTTCTCATCCAAAGTGGCAAATAGTTGCGTTCTTTTAATCCTAAAGATTTAATGCGATCTCTCCAGATGCTTATACTAGCAGGGAACACAATGTTAGTATGCGGGTCTCCGGCATACACTTCGGTGCTGTCCAATGTAACATTAAACGGATCCGGAGCATGCCAAAATTGTCTATCTTGATTAAAAGGTCCTAGATAAAATTCGTTGTTTTGATCAACAGTTATTGGAGTGTTTGCAGAACTAATACCTGTGAATACATGTTCAGGTAATTTAGCATTGTTAGTTTCTAATGGATCTACAACTTCTACATAGACTACTTCGTAAACTACTGTGTTTGTTCCAGTAATCTTTGCCTGTGCTTTCTTAACAGCGCCAAATTTAAATTTTTTAGGTTTATGATTACGACCCAGGGCACCGGCAACTTCTGCAGCTGACTTGGTTTCTATACCTGCAAACACTAGCATTTTAAGATCTTTCTGTATGCCAAAGTTTGGATCACTCGGTCTGTATATTGATTGAATACTAAACACATCAGAGTCGGTAATAAAGTCTTTGAATAGATCTCTTTGTGTTTGTTTTAGGAAAGGTCTAACAATCAAGTTACTGTACAATCTGTCATTTGGAGTATCAATGTTTAGCGTAAACTCTCTTGATATTGCACTATAGCTGAGTATATCTCTAGCCTGTATCGTAAATGCATAGTCTTTGTCTAAGGTAGTAGTACCGTCGTCTAACAGTAGACCCCCACCATCTAGTGTAAGTATTCCTGGCGCATCTTCACCACCAAATTGGTTTACTTTACCTACAATCTCTCCGTCTAGACTTAGTGTTAGTCCCGGAGGCAATGTTCCTGATTCTAATACGTACAATATTGCACTATTTGACACTGTACTAGATGCACTAACAGCTAAGGTGCTAACTAGATTAGCACCAATGCTACCTAGATTGCTAGGAGTATTCCATGTCATTACGCTATCAATTTCACCCAGTACCTGTACGCTAAATGTACGTTTAGAGTTGGCAATTTCACCACGGTCACTTAGTCTAGTGGCAGTTACTGTGAATGTATAGCTTTTTGTAATTGCAGGTTGATATGGAACAACTCCAAAAACTTCTGCAGTTCCCTGATCAAATTGCATGCCCAATGGAAGTGTACTAGCAGTGCCTAATTGTATAAATTTGTTATTAGCAACACCAATAGCCAACGGCGGAGATAAGGTTAGAATAAATTCAGTTGATGATACATTAGTAACATTGATAACATTGTATGTAGTGGCATCTGCATCTGTCACATAATCCTTAAGACAGAGTTTATTACCTACAACGGGAGTGCCAGTTGTATTTTTAATTCTTAAAAGATTTTTAGTTATTTTGTTTTCAGTTGCTAAGGTAGTATAAGCATATCCATCAATGATAGGGTTTACTGTGTCTAATGAGTAAATGATAGGTCCTAGTTCCAATGCTTTGTACGTATCTAATTTAAAAGTTAGATAGTTATTGGCTCTTTTTACACCCAAGTTACTGGCTGTGGTCCAAATAGGAGCACGAACATAAGTTGAGTCTACTGTAAATACTCCGTCGCCTGCCCCAATGGCCACGGTGTCGGCACGGAAGTAATCGTCACCTACTACAAATATTTTAAACTGTCTTGTTGAACTAGTGTCCCCATCTGTAACAGTAACTAAAAATTCATAGTATCTATTCAGCTTCTTAGGAGTTAACGAAGTTTCTGCATAATCGTAGATTACAGTATCATAGACATAGCTGTCATAACCGTTAGAAGGACGATAACCGAAGTCGTAGGCCACTTCATCAAATATTGCAGTATCATATGCGCCATTGCCAGTGCCTTCTGGAATTGCTAATGTAGGTTGTATCCAACCTACAATCCTTCCGTCTTCAGTTAGAATCAACCCAGGAGGCAAATCTCCTCCATTCTTAGGTTGAAAATATTTTAATGTTTGACCAGCTGCCGTGTCAAAGTCTGTAGCCACTAATTGAAAATCAATGTAAGAACTGTCTAGTATATAATACTGATCGTTTGCCCCAACAGGCAACGATCCAACAGGAGTAACCCACGTTGGTTCGTCTGCTCCTTCTATGGTCCAAAAAAATGTTCTATCTGCAATTTGTCCATTGTAGCTGGCTCGGATAACAAATTCAAAAACTGTAGTACGTGGAACTTCAAATGGAGTACCAATAATGTAGTCGCTAGACAATCTTAGACCGTGAGGAACACGACCTGATATAACAGTAAAAGTAACATCGTTAGCAGTTATACCTAATGCTGTATATGATACCGGTAACTGTTGGACTATTTCACTGCCTTCAGCGGCACTGCTGAATTCGTATCCAGATCGTTGAGTCCAGATGTTTAACGCCATTTTTATAGAGTCCTTCTTATTCTAGGTCTAGGATATACTGATCCTGTACTAGGCCTAGGTTGATAATTTAACTTTGGCACAGTGTTTCCAGTAACTAAACGTTCTTTATGATAATATAAAAATTTATTAGGCGCACCTTGCAAATCTTGGCCATCTGCCGGACCATTAGTGTTGGCAGTTAATTGATTATTTTTAGCATAGGCTAGTATATAGGCCTTGGCGGCTGTTTGCGTCATATGCGGATACAATTCTAGCGCACATGCTAATACACCACATACTTGTGGGCTAGCCATACTAGTGCCGCTAAACTTACCAATACGATAGGTGATGTTTCTAAGATCTCCGGCGCCACCACTTGGCAAAGCACTAATAATATAAGTTCCAGGTGCCCAAATATCTACACCTGGACCACAATCACTAAATTGAACTTTCTGATCAATTTGTATGCTGTCCACTGCGCCTACACAGATTGAAGGTAAATTGTATTGCCCGCTAACTAGATTATCATTGGCAGTTGGACTAGTGCCCCTCATATAGAAATAAGGAGTACTAACACTATCAGGATAACGACTAGACATTTCAAAAGAGTTATTCCAATCAACACCACCTGGTACATCATGTTTCCACCGACCATTGCCAGCAGCCCCAACCATAACAATACCTTCAGAGTATAAGTCTTCTAGGTCAACATCGCATGCTGCTACACGAGCAGGAATACGTTGACCACTGATGAATCCCCAATCGTTTAACTGTTGAATAGTAAACCCACCGCCGGCAGTCTTTCTATTGTTAACGCCGGTTATTAAATCAATTTGGGCCGGCGCATTTTCATAGAATACATATTCGCATACCATTCCAGGACTACCTAACGTGCCAGACGTTCCTCCGTTGCCTTCTAATCTAACACGATATGTTCTTGTTCCTGCTACAATATTAATGGTACCTCCCATTGATACGTGAAATGCACAACTATAATAAAGCGTAGAAGGAGCATCAATAGGCACTGTAAAAGTAATAGTACCTGAATCAGTCCCGTTATTAGTAACTCCTGTGTTATATGCATCTCCGGCACCAGTACCTTGAACTGTTGTAATCCAGAAAGGATGGTTGCTGGCGCTGACATTGAATGTGTATGTATCACCCCTTTTTAATGTTAGAGTGGGATTAGATAATGAATTAATTGTATATGCGCTTGTACCAGAATTAATAACTGTATAAGTTCCAACAGTTCCTGCATCTTCAACACCAAAATAAATTCTCTGTGCAGAATTATCCGCAGAACACCACATGATTTTAGGAAGATTTGGAGTTGTTATACTAATACCACTCCAGACAGTTGACCCTCCGCCAAATGTTAGATAATGATTGGTGCTTACGTATATTGTAGTGTACGTAGTACCTAAATATTCTATACTAAACGGCAAGTTTAGAGTCCAGTACCCATCGTCACTGTTTCCAACTGTCGGTGTTGTAGACACACCAAGACTGGCAGCACCTAATAACGAATTGCTAATAGGTGCAACTGTTGCACCAGCACCAACTACATCTGTAATTACAGTAAATCTCATGGCAGTTGCAACTGACAAGTCTGCACCTGCACCTGCAGTATCTAATGTAGTATTAAATTCTACAGTATAGACAGCAGTATTAGCTAGACTAACTGTGAGTTCTTCAACTATTGATTCAATAGTGCCACCATTAGTAGTTGAACTAACAGGTCCAGTATACGTATTAATCACAGTAGGACCTTGTTTAACGACCACTTCAACTTGCACACTCATCGTTCCAGAAACAGCATCAGCGGCTACATTACTGATAAAACTTATATCAGCAGGACCTTGTACAGTCAATACGTATTGTGCATCTGGAGCAGCAAATTGTGTTATAAATGCTTCTTGCCCTTCTTGAGTCCACGCACTTGGCTTAGTTAAAATACTTCCACCTGGTGGAACATATGGTCCCGTCGTTGTAATACGATTACCACCAAGTTCAAAATTTACTAGATCAGCTAACTTTGTATTAGCAGTACACACTCCACTTACACCATTAAAGGTAACAGTACCACCTGGTTCATATCGTGTTCCCCTATAGGTCACTGCTGTAATATCACTAAACTCCCATTGACTAGGAAAAATACTTTGCCCCCAGCTGTTATTAACAATGGTAGGATTTTTTCGACCTGTAGCTGTATTCACTGCTTTGTTTCTATGAAATGCTCTAATATAATCAAATACATAACTAAAATTTCCAGGATTGCCAGCATCATAGTAAATGCTATAAATGTTAGCATCACGGGCCCACCCTTGTGTATTGCCAGCAACTGTGCCAGCAACGTGTGTAGAATGATCCCCAGTTCCGTATATATAAGTTCCGTTTGCACCGTTGTCTATTTCTGCGTTATGTTGGCCCCAATTGTACTGAATGGCTCTAGAGCCACCAGTACCGTCTGCATTAACAGTATATTCTGGATGATTCCATACAATACCATTGAGGTCACAAATCACCACATCAACATTGCGTCCAGTTTGTGTTAAGGTGATTGTACCTGATTGTGCAGGAGTGCCTGTGCCGTTACCGTTATATCCAGTTCCACCCCAGTTGACTAATTGTTCGCCTCCTGTACAGCGTAATAAACCCCAATTTTTCATATTGTTTGAAGTAGCGGAAGATTTATCCCATGAAGAAGATGTTTGTTCTATGGCAAATGTTCCTGCTTGGATGCCTAGATATTGAGGAGCAAGGGTTACTGATTTAATTCTATGATCGGCAGCAAGCTCACCAGCTTCCCAATCTGTTAGTAAGTAATGTGTATTTCTACTTGTAGCTCTACGATGCAGGCATTCTACACTTCTAGATAGGTCTACTCCAGCAGGAGATTTTCCAAGTGTTTCTAAATCAGCATAGATGCTGTCTAGGTCTTGAAAATTATGAACCGTAACAATGTATTCTCGTTTGCTAATGTATGCTGATATAGGCATATTATACCTCAATTTGTAGAACAGTCAATGTAACGGTAATAGTAGTTGTTGCTCCAGATTTATTTGTTATAGTGCAAGGTATTTGTATACTAGGAGTTGTTTCTGTACTAAAGCCAAGTGCGCCTGGAGTTATTAAAATAGTCTGTGACCCTGTAGATATAATTTCAGCAATAACACCTGCACCTGGTAGTGGATCAGTTCCTTCTAATCTACTAGCATCTGCTGTCCTGGCCGCAGTACTAGAATACAATCTTACCCAAGCTGCTGACGAAGTTTCAATTTTATACAAAACATATCCTTTGTAGCCAGTAATCATAAGATTTTCACTTGCTCCGCTGGCTAATGCTGCAGTAGTTACTGGTGTTAGACTAGCTCTTGATACTAGCCCTGATCCTCCCGATGCAGTTGACCAACTTAATGTACCACCACCGTTGGTTGTTAACACCTGACCAACAGTTCCGTCTGCGCTAGGTAGTGTCCAAGTCACGTTGGCAGCGACTGTGGCAGCCGCTTGGAATGCTACATAGTTACTAGAATCTGCATCCGCAAATCTTAAATCGCCCTGAGCGTTAAGTTGTAGGTCCCCTGCAATGTTAACAGTAGTAGCTGTGACAGTTAAGTTAGAGCCGCTGTAGTTTTGTATACTGTTGACCTTCCATACGCCCGCTGAATTTAATTCTGCTACTGCTCGTAATCCTAGTGCTCCACTAGTTACACCATCGTGTAATGCAAATCTAAATCTACCTGGAATTATTCCACTACTAACAGTTCCGTCTACTTGACAAGAAATATTTCCTGCACCTATAGGAGTACTAGTGCCATCATGACCAACAAATGCAAGATCAACTATGTCATCACCATTTGAAACCACTGCTTGGGAATTTCCTGTTCCTCTACTTCTATAAAATGTAAAATTTACAGCGTCTGCAGTGTTATGATGTTGAGCAAAAGTAAATCCGGCGGCCGTTCCTGTTGAGTAACTATTTCTAGTAATAAAAACATTACCGTCGATTGACGCATTATTACTGCCGAAAGTTGTAAAACTAGTCGGACTAATATTTAATTCACCAGTTTTAGTAACGTTACCATTGACATCAATTGTTAAATTACCATGTAGTATAACGTCACCAGTACCATCTGGATCTAATTCAATGTTGCCATTGCCTGTGCTAACAATTTTAAATCCATTGACATCTAATGCTCCTCCTAGTTGTGGAGTGGTATCTTCAACAACACTGTTAATCCCGCTCCCAGTAATAAGTACGCCACCTGGAGTAGTACCGTTTCCAACATATAATTTACTTTGATCAGTAGTGTATAAGAATTCGCCTTCGTCAGGAGTAACTGCTGATCGATTTGCCTCAAGGCCTCTTCTAATTTGTAATGCCATTATTATCTCCTAACCTTTAAAATGTTCCAAAATCTAATGTAAATCCAGCCGGTGCTGAAAATGTTCCAAAATCTAACCCGCCACCACTGGTAGCAACTGTACCTGGAACCCAATTAGTTCCATTCCAAACTAATGCTTGACCTGAAGTTGGAGGAGTTGATACAGTATTAACATCTACTAACGCATTAATGCTTGATGTTGTATATACACCATTGGTAACTGATCCTGCATTGCCAGTTACTGATCCGTTTACATTACCAACAACACTGCCGGTATGAATTCCAAAACTATCACCAGTTAGGTTGCCAGTTACATTTCCTGTAACATTGCCGTTTACATAACCAGTAAGATTGCCCGTAACATCGCCTGTCACACTGCCTGTATGAAATCCAGTAGTATCTCCGATAACACTACCAGTATGAATTCCTGCACTATTACCAGTTAAGTTACCTGTAACGTTTCCAGTAAAACTAGGAGCACTCAGTGTAATAGTATTTGCATCTGTTCTAGTAACTAGAATGTTTGCACCAGCTGCAATTTTAATATCATCTTGTGATAAGTCTGTACCGCTTAGTCTAACGTTTACTCCACCGGTGGTTGCCACTGCTGAAATGTCATACTCTACAAATCCGTCAGCAGGACTTGCATCAACCCATGTAGTCCCGTATTTGATGTACATTCTACCTTCTACAGTACTCCACCATAGTTCACCTTCATAGACTCCCGACGTTGGCGGAACTGCTCCTACGTTTGCTCCGTAGACTGTACTGGCTAATTCTAAAATATTAGCATTAACTTTCTGAAAAGCTGATCGCAAGTCGTCGCCAGTGCCGTCGTTTGCGTAAGTTCCTAAATTAATTGGTTGTATTGCCATAGTTCGCTCTCATATACTATATTTAGCTGGTGCGTACTTTTGCTAAACCTAGCAGACTTAAAGTGCGTATATAAAACCACCCTATGTCAAATTCATACCATTTACGGCTAAACTTAGGACTTGCAGGATCTAAGTGGTGGTTATTGTGCAGTTCCTCGCCACCGATTAAAATTCCCACCGGACTTACATTGCGACTGTGATCGTCAGTTTCCCCATTACGGTAACCCCACCAATGGCCGATTCCGTTAATGAATCCAGCGGCCCAGAACGGAATCCATATCATCTGAACACCCCACACTAGAAAACCCCATGGCCCAAATAACAATAGGTCTATAACCAGCATTACAAGAATGCCATGGCGGTGATATCTAGTGTAGAAAACTTCGGCACGATCTTTAGGAGTCCCTGCCCCGTATTTAATAACCATGTTAGGATCTTTTGTTGCTTCGTGATACAAACTCCATCCACCTAGTAGTAATCGTTTGATGCCAAATACGTGTGGACTATGTGGATCGCCTTCTACGTCTGTGTTTTGATGATGTTTTCGGTGTACTGCTACCCATGCTTTAGTGGTCATACCTGTTGTTAGCCATAGCCAGCATCGCATGAAATGGCTTACCGCAGGATGGAACTCAACTCCTCTATGTGCTTGACAACGATGTAGATACAGGGTAACTGACACTATTGTCAAGTGTGTCATTAAGAGTGTTGCTAAGATAATTTCCATTACCAAGTGTCTCCACTCCAGGCTACACGCTTCCAAATATTTGGAACTGATGCTGGCCCAATTGTAACGCTATCACCAATAGTTACTGATATACTACTTGATAATGATAAGGACCATTCGCCTGGATTTCCTTCGGTAGCATTAGCATCTAAAATATAAGTATTTCCATCATGAATTAACTCCCATCCTGCTTGTGGTTGAGGAATACTGCCTTTTACTATAGTAGGATATGTACCTGAATACGTTAAGACAATCGTAGAAGAATAACTAGATGGTGTAAAATTTTGAGTACAATAATATATGTAGGAATTATTAAATGCTAAATCTCCTTGCTTATCTCCTGCGGCACCTATACTAGCAGTAGGTACTGCAACAACACGACCACCTGCCCAGGCTGTGGTCTGTACAGTAGTATCTGGGAATGTTAATGAACCATTTGTACCAAATGTCCAAGTCTTTGCGCCGGCATTGGCACTGGTTTGAATTAGTGTATTGCCAATACTTTGTATATTATAAGTGCTGGTTGAAATAACTGTATCGCCTGAGTTTGTAGTACCATCCGGGAATGTTAAATTACCAGTTGGAGAAAATACCCAACTTTTATAGCCATTTGATAATACTCCAACTGGCACAGGTCCAGGTCCAGTACTTAGAGCCCACCCGATGAGATCATTGCTGGTGTATTTGCTGTCACCAGCTATGAGTACATTCCAAGTGCCGCCTAGATTTTCTACAGTGACACTACTGTTGTCATTACCTGTATAAAGTGTATCGTTAGTTTTGTTATAAGTTTGATTTACTGGACCATTACCAGCACCACTTAGAGTTAGTATAGCATTTTGATCAATAGCGTCAAGACTGATACCTTCACCACTGGCAATGTGGAAGCCCATGCCCACACGTATTGTTGTGTTGTTGCGGTCAAACACTATACCACCGTTATCTGGTAGATTTAAATCTCCAGCAACATCAAAATTCCAAACATTGTTGCTTGTGTTAGGAGTGGTTATTTGTATATTGCCATCAGTTGTAGTACGAACATTGTGATCATCAGTGCCTAAGAAGATACTGGTTTCAGCCAAGTTGCCTGTGGTCAAGTGTAGGTGATGCTCAAAATCAAATGTAGGTGCGTCAGGGTTAATCAAGCCTGATTCAACACCTAAACTCGCAGGGTCATAGTTGTTGGCTTCAGGTGACACACGCAGAGTAAACTCATTGTCATCACTGTCTAGTTCAAAACTAATAGTGCCGCTATTGCCATCCAATACCACTGTGCCTGATCCTGGATCTGATATGTTAGCACCCTCTGGGTAGATCCACCAGTAGAGCGTTTGACCAGCGTAAGTAGGTGAATTGATATAGAAAGTAAGAGTATCACCGACTATAGCAGTATTAGTATAATAATTTATGTTTATACCATTGTCGGTATAATCATATGAACCGCCGCCCTTGATCACCAACTTCTGACTGGCAACATCTGGCGTTGCTGGAGTAAGTTGTATTGTGGGATTACTGGTAACGTAGCCTTCAGTGATAGTACCACCTGCTGGCAATGTCACTGTGCCACTTGCTCCCAATACAACTTCATGAGCACCGTTGACCAATCGGTCACTGCTGTCGCCCGCTGAGTACAGCGTGCCTATCAAGAAGGCACTACTGTCAAACTGTAGAGTAACAGTGGAAACATTTATGTTTGACACATTGTCTGTGTCAGTTTTACCAGCGTTGACCACTGTGATATCACTGGCTGAACTGTTGAGTACACCGCTGAATGAAGCCGCTGTGAAGTCCCAGTCGCCCACAGAGAACACATCTCCAGTGGCCGCAACCTGTACCAATGTGGCATGTGGTACGCCACTGTTTATGAGATCACCGAAGCCGCCCGCAAGTACCACATAGTCCTGTTTGACTGCTATGTTACTGCCGCCACCGTCGCCGAGAAAGATGTCGCCAGTAAATGACCAACCTGTGGTATTGTCTATGAGTCTTTGCCATTCTACTGTGCCATTAATGCCATATTTGGCTGCGACCCAGGTATAAGCGTTGTTCGCATCATTGTTGTTGCCAGTCATGGCTGACAAGTACAGTTTATCATCAGCACCAACCACCACACTGACGCCAAATGTATCACAGTTGCCTGTTACTCGTCTACTCCACTGTTTCACACCTGTGCTGTCCAGTTTAAGTATGCTGAGAGCACTGGTTGTTCCGCTTTCAAAACTATATCGATAACTGCCAGTAACATAGATGTTACCGTCGCTGTCAATGTCAGCATCTGCTCCACGGCAGTCAAAGCCCGCATCAAACTGTATGGCCTTTTGCCAAGCGATAGTTCCGTTGGCAGCATACTTGACCACCAACATACGATTATCAGTGTCGTTAGCGGCCAATGTGGCAACTTTGACGACCATATCATCTACACCAGTAACGCCGCCAAGGTTGCCACCTAACACAGTGATAATTACATCGTCCACTGATCTGCCACCCACAGTATCAACCACATTGGTAAATGTGGGAACACCGTCAGTGAAAGAGTAATCTGCTGTGACGCCATCCAAAGATATTATTGAACCGCCTACAGTCCATAGTGGATTGCTCGCAGGCTCAGTGTATAAGGTTGCAGCCGCATCCTGTACTCCAAATGACTCCATATAACCAACAGCCACAACCTCACCCGTAGGTCCCACTGCCATACCATAGGCTTCTTCATCGTTTTGTCCGTCTAATGCTCTTGACCATATTATTGTGCCGTCTGCGGCAGCGACTTTGGTAGTGGTGATATAATTGTCATTACCGTTGCTGGCATATCCCACCATAATGGGATTACCATCACTGTCTACATCCACAACAGCACTTTGACTCGCAAATCCAAAGTCATAGGTCTTGCTCCACTCAATGGTGCCATCACTGCTGTCAAGTTTGGTCAGTGTGGACACACTATATCCTGTTTCTGGAGTAGTTTGACCTGCCACATATATTGAGTTGCTGTTGTTGTCTACTGCTAAACCCCAACCGTCTGTGTCAAATCCATCTGCAAATCTTGCTGTCCATATCTTGGTACCTGTGGTGGTGTACTTGCCCACGGAATAATAATTATTACCAACTGCATTGCTATGAGTAAACAAACTAATGACATTGCCCGCACTATCGTATTCTACACTGATTGCTATTCCCACAACGTCTGTTGGAGCACCGTCCTCAGATTCAAATGTCTGTACCCAGATGTTGGCATCACCGCCACCACCGCTACCGCCGCCAACTGAACTAATAACTCCGTCTGTAATTGTAACAGTTGTGCCGTCAACTTTTACACCACCCAGTACTGTGGTTGATGCTGTGGGTAAAGTATATGCAGGTGGAATAGTTGGCCTATTACTTAGGTTGTCATAGTTGCCGCTGAATAACTCACTGGCGTTGGCCAAAGCATTCCAAACACCACCATGTGCAAAGTACATCTTACCATCACTGTGACTGTGTGCAACAGCACCATGATAGGTACCGGCACTTGGAAAGGCTGCTTGATTAGCAAAGTAAAATGGAATAACGCTGCCTACCTGTGGCGCAACTATTGCACCGGTATCGCTGACAGTGACCAAGCTATTTTGTGCAAGAGTTCCTGTTGTACCATCAAATCTAACAATTGCATTGTCAGTGGCTGAACCTGGACCAACAAATAGAGTTGGTTTGTTAATTAGGTCGTCATAATCACCGTTAAAAGTTGATCCGGCAACTTCTGCGCTCATTACATTTGTAGCTGCATTGTATGTAAAGGTAATACCTGTATGATCACCAGTAACAAACATAGGAGCAACCCTATCCTGCACTGAATTAGTCACTGCTGCTGACGATGAGCTAGTTGTTTCAACTATCCATTTTACACCGTCGAACACATATTGAATCCCATTAGGTGCTGCATATTGTTGCCCTAGTATTGGATTTGTTGGGAATGTTAGTACTGTCATTTATTTGCTCCGTATCTTGTATTTAATCTTATTGTAACTGTTCGATGATTGCATAAGCGGTAGTGAACTCAACACCTGGAGTAGTATCTTGTTCACGGATGAGTACAGTTATTCTATATACATTATGAAAACTACTGTCCATAATAGTAGAAACTAACTGATCACCTACCGCTAGTGCAGTGCTAATGTTATACCAAGTACCTATAACAGTATCTCCGTTAGGTGTAGCAATTGTTGTTGATCCTGCGTTGTTTATTGAACTACGTCCTCTAATATCAATAATGCTATCAAACGACATCTGTACAACCCCAGCTTCTGTTATTTTGATAGTCATACCGTTTCTACTAATAGTAATAGAACTTTGTGAACTTATCACAGCATTGCCAGTGGTAGGTGCCACATAGGCTGTGGTCTGAACTGTAGCATCTGGATAGTATAAACTTCCGTTAGGATCAAACACCCAATCACTTGTATTAGCACTTAGTTTAATAGCACCTAGTGAACTAACTGTGCTTGGATATTCTGGAGGAGGTGTAACTCCTATCACTACTAGAAATCCTGTTCCTGGTATTTCTGAAAATCCGTTGATTGTAACAGCAAATATAAATCCTGGAATACCGTGATCCTCTTCAGTGAACTCAAACTCGTCGCCTGGCGAATATCCTGGATTTGTTGGCCAATCTGGATTGTCTATTTGTGTTTCAACAGCTCCTCCAGGCCCTACCACAAACGCAACAGTGTATTGCCACGGTGTACCTGATATAGCATCACCTACAGTTCTGTGAGCGTTGTCTAATACCGCAGTAAATGTTGTTGGTAACATTAAAGGAGTTGCAATAGTGCCTTGTCTGCCAAACTCCCACGATCTTGTAGTCCCACTCAATTCTGCATTACTACGAATAGTTACAGTACCTTGAGCACCAACTTTTAAGTTAGTATCAGTACTTTCTAAATAACTGCTGTTTGGCAAGGTTATTATACCAGTTGATCCTAAGCTAACTGTATGAGCACCGTTAACTAATTCGTTAGTGCTGTTAATACCCGCACCGTCTACTGGACTAGCATCAACCCAACTTGTTCCGTAGTAGACATACATTCTACCACTTTCACTATTCCACCATAGAGAACCCTCTTCCGGTCCAGTAGGTGCAGTAGCACCTGTCACTACTACTGCTGATACAGAATTATATAGTTCTGTAAAGTTATCATTTACTTTACTAAACGCTGTGCGTAGCGGATCACCATTGCCCTTGTCAGGAACACCTAAGCCTATTATTTTTTGTACCATTTATCGCTCCACTTATATTTACACTCTACCAACGGCAACTTCGATTACGCCAGCTTCAGTATAGTTTTTATCTTCTAATGCCTTACCAATGATAGTACCTACTTTGGGATCCATGGCCTTGGCAGCGTAGCCAACAATACCAGCAGTGGTCAGCATGTCACCTTTCTTGACCTGTCCAACAACCTTACATGGTACACGACCTTGTAGGGCTAGACAAACTCTAGTACCCTGTAGTTCGCCATTCATTTTAAATCCTGGATCAGTTGACACAACACCTGCTAGTCTAGCATCACCAAAGACATTTGTTGTAGTAGTTTCAGCTGTGCCGCCAAATATCAACACAGTACCTGGCTCATATTCTTTATCAGCAGTATAGTATTCTGCCAAGTCAGCAAATGTTGCCTGTAGTGTACTGCTAGTACCTAACGTAAACTGACCAGTTAGTGTCACTGGAGTAGCACCGGCCGCACTACCTGTTGCACTGATAACATCAACGCCACCAGGCGTTGTCAGTTTAATAGTTGTACTAGATAGTGTTAGTGCGTTACTACCGTTTAACTGTAGTCCTTTAACATTAATAGTACCAGTACTGCTAGTCTTAACTAGGCTGTCATTACCACCACTGGTAGTCACCGCCACAACTGCAAATGTTTCTGCACCAGTTCTGCTCATCAGACCGTTAGTGGTAAACACTGCGTCTAATATTTTTGCACCTGCTGTACTTGCCGTCACTGCTGTTGGACTAGCAACACCACCTGAGAAATTAGCTATCACTGTGCTGTCGGCAATGGTGGCAATATCATCTACTGCAACACCGCCTGCTTTGATGCCAACCCATCCATCTGTGATTTCAAAGTTAGCACTGTCAAAACTTGCAACACCGCTGGCAGCCTGTTTAACCGCAGCAGTACCTGTTGGAGCAGTTGCACTGGTTGTGGCCAATGACATTAGTAACTTACTCTGCGCTATGTCGGCAATGTTACTTACATCACCATCAACAATGACTAACGGTGCAATCTGTAAATTAGCCTGTGCATTGTTTAATCCAATAACAGTTGAACTGGCGGCATGTGTGGTGCTGGTAGTGGTCCATTGTGCTCTAGCTATACCTTCAAATCTATTAGTGGGAGTATTAATTCCACTATAGCTGAATATCTCATTGTTAATTTTAATATAACCAATAGATGGGAATCCAGTAATGTCATCGACAACAATACCACCAGAGACATTTAATTGCGCAGTTCCTGCAATACCAGCATCAATAACTGGGGAAGTAGTAATACCACCAACTAAGGTTGCAATGTTTGCACTGCTCAGCGTACTGACAATATCTCCAGCGGGAGTTGCGCTGACTATTGATTTGTTACCACCTGTGTAGATCATTAGGTCGCCACTGGCAGGAGTCATTGCACCCACATCAACCAGTGTTGACAGTTGATTGTACAATCCTACTTGAGTGTCAACATATAACTTAGTTGAAGCATCATCATCAATTCCCGGAGCACCTAAGTTTTGAATCTTAAATCCGCCAGCATTGATAATAGCCTTCATGGCTAACGCACCGTTTAACGGCAAGTAACCTGAACCAATTAGGTTAGGTACAGGAATAGTATTACCGCTGTGATCTAAACCAAGACGCTTGTCAATGTACCCGCGGATAGCACTCTGCACAGGCACAGTGTCAGCAGCATTGTTGGTCATAGTTGCATCAGTTGAGAACTCAGCAACTGTAACACCACGTTTGAATCCAATACCGTCTAGGTTACTCAGTGCAATTGAAGCAGCAAATGTAACAGTACCAGTACCTTGGTCAACAGTAAAGAATCGTCCAACACGGAATACACCGTCTTGGTCTGTACTTACATAGAACACACGACCTTTTAGTTCCTCAATAACTTCATTTTCCTGTGTTGGTCCTTGTGTAGGATTACCAAAGATAGCACTTGGATAGTTAGTGGTATTATAACCACCTGTTCCAATGTCTAAGAAATCATGTCCAGTTACACGACATGTTGATATTTTAACTGTAATTGCACCAGTAGATCCTGCAGGTAATCCTGCACGTAACGTTGAAGCACTTGCAATACCAAACACTTTAGCAATACCGGCTGTACTACCACTGTAGTTGTTATTGTTAACAGCATCTGCAATAGTAATATATGCTGGCACTAGTCCTGCAGCAGCAGTATACCCCGTAATGGTATGAGTCTTACCAGCCCATGCAAAAGTTAATGTTCCACTGTTTAATAAGTCTCTAGTGGCAGTATTATCTATGCCGCTAAACTCGTAGATAGCAATTCTAGTATCGCCAATCTGTGATCCCATTTTCTTAGCACCGTCTATAGGATCAGTAGTTGTCACTAAGGTAGGATCAGTAGTGGGTTTAATATAAACAAAACTACTGTCAGAAGTTAACACTGCAGTATCATCTGGTAATACGGAGCCATCTGACAGTGCAGAATTATATGCAATGATCCTATAAACAGTTGGCAAGGTAGCATCAAATTCTAGCGCAGTACTTGGTCTAGTTGGATTAACGTTGGCAATGCCTGTAAATGTAAAGTTTTGCAACTGTCTAATTGAGATATTCATGTGATCACTTAACTGTGTGACCAAACCATTTGCTTCTCTATTATCGTTAGCACTGGTGCTAACACTTAATAATAATATTTCTTTACCACCAAATACAGTACCACCACTAGTATAAGTTCCATAGGTAATGCTGTTAGTTGGTGTTACCAGTGTGGGATCAGTATATAACTGAATAGTGTTTGCACCGTTTTTCTTAGCATAGTATAGACCAGTAATCTGTGTCATACCGCCTACGCCTTCAATTTTAACTAGGTCTCCATCTGAATAGTGATGACTTTCAGTAAATGTAACCTGTGCAGGTTCAGCTTTAGTAATTGCATTGATAGCGTAGGTAAACTTCTCATTGACAACGCCGCCACTGGTAAACACCCCATACCCACTAGAATTAACAGGAGTAGCTAACAGCGCATCACTGTATAATTCAAAAGTGTTATAAGTTAATGGGTTAACATAATATTTGTTACCATTAAGCTGAGTTGTACCACCTACACCGCTGATCAATACACGATCGCCTGAATAGAATTTAATTGGACTTTCTACAGTACCACCTGAACTCCAAGTGGTCCAACTGGTGCTGTCAACTTCAGGAATCAGGGTATCATCTGTATGTAATGAAAAAGTTCCAGGCCCAGTTGATTTAATATAGTAGCTACCGTTATTAATTTCGGTCATGCCCACTACGCCAGTGATAGTTACAAAATCACCATCTGTCATTCCATGACTACCACTGATTGTGACCACTGCTGGACTAGCACGACTAATACCAGTAACAGTTAACGGTAAAGTACCATGTACAGTAACCACTGCAGTAGTGGCATTAGTTACGCCAGTAATTCTATAGGTATATTGACTTTCGTTTAGTCCTGTGCGGGTGACTGTTCTTAATTCGTAGCGACCAATAGTTCCATCTAGATGATCAATTTCAATTTCACTAACATTTGATGGAATGTAAGTATAGCGTTTAATATACAGCTCAATATCATTTTGCTGACTATCTGCACTATAATCATCATAACGATAGACTTTAGCTACCTGTGTCATGTTGTTGGCCAGTGCCACTTGGTCTGGGATCTCTGTTGGATCAGCACCTACAGATTTTAAACCATATACACCTTGTGCATTTGACCCAGCAATACCCCTAATCTGTCCACCATAGCTGGCAAGATATGCAGTCCAACAGTAGTAGGTAAATGTTGATACTTGTTCTGTTAGACCAGTGTTGTGTGCAACAATACCATAACCTAGGTCATTAACCTGAGTGTAGTCATTACCTAACATTGAACGATTGCCAGGAGTTTCTAAGATAATGTTTAGGTTGCCACTGGTCCATGGAGTTGTTGGGTTAAGTTCAATAGTAGCAATGCCTGTAGATGCGCTCCAAGAGCTAACGCTGTCTACTTGATATCTAAAACCATTGTAATAGAACGCAGTAGGTGCAATTGGCGCTCTAAAAGTTAATCCAGACAGTGTTAAAGTTGAACCACTGACGTTGGTAATTTTAGTCTTTAGTCTACCACTAAATCCGTCAACAAACATACCTCCTGCAAATGTCTGTTGATTTACACTTCTAGAGAAACATGCACAGCTTTGTACATATGGACTCTTAGAACCAACTGAACCTGCAGGATCTAGTACACACATAAACCCGCCGTGGCCTTGACCTGTTATATTGTGAACTTTAACAGCATCGTTAAACATGAACATGTCAATTTCTGTATTGTTCTTAGGCGGGTTAAAATCTGCATCAAATGCATATACAACTGTGCTAATTAGGTTAGTGATAGTTGTTCCACTAGTTGATTCTTTTACAATACTTGTATTTCTGATCTGCGTAGTAGTTCCACGCTTCGGCGGAGTAGTGGAGCCAGTTAGTAAAATATTGTCAATAATTTTTTGAGCAATGGTATTGACATAATTAATACCTGCAATACATGCTGCCTGCGTAACTAGACTTGAAGAATTATAATATTTTAATGCTGTATCAACAGCGTTGATCTTACCACCATCTTTTAAATCTTGTACCAGCGCATCGACGATGAATCCAGTATCACGTTTAGACTTATCCTCATCATATGCAACAACACCTGGTTGTACTTTTACAAACTCATTAACTTCATCTTGAATGAATGCCTTGTTGATTTCCAATAGTTTAGCAGCATTAGTATATCCGCCTGCATTTGCATAACTTGGACCAACATCCATTGGAACACTGCTGTTCATTAGGTAGTGATATCCATATTTTGGACTGTCATATGTTGCAGGTAGTGCGCTTAGACCTGTAGTAATTACAGATGCCACACTGGTCAACAGCGTACCTACTTTGGTAATAGCAGCAGCTTCGCCGTTGGTGGAATTGATTGTCTGCGTAACTGAAGTCTGCAATGATGTATATGCAGTATTAACTAGGATATAACTGACAATTATAGTTTTTAACTGATTAACGGCCGCAGCAGTTTGTGTTTCCTGACCAATAATTTTACTAACAGCACCGTTGTAATATAAAGAGGCAGCATCGTATGTACTGGCATTACCGCCAAACTTAATATCTTGAACTAATGCATCTACCATTAGTCCAACGTCACGACTACATTTGCCTTCGTTATAAACAAACGCAGTGGTAAATGGACTGATGTTGCCTGATACTTGAGCAGCAATCCATGCAATTAATTCACGTTTCAAATAATCTTTGTTTGCTGTTAACAGTGTTATTGCATTTGGATTGTATGTAGTGGCAAGATCCATACCGTCAAATTCTACATCTCTATAGAAATATGTTTCAATCCACGGGCTTTGACTAGCACGATCTCTTGGACGTATAATTGTTCTACGGAACTCATCACCTTTGAGAGACACGTTAGCAGGCACTTTAATAGGCAAGTCTTCGTAGTAGATACCACTTTCAATTCTAACAGTAATCTGTAGATCTTTGTTTGGCTCAGCAAATTCTACCTGTTCAGTGAGATCAAAATTATAAGGAGTTAGCAATTGACAAGTGATAGTGTCTTCCAATGCACCGCTAGCGTAGGATAAAATTCTTCCTAATGCACCTGATTGGATACCTTTGACTAGCTTACCTGGAGTAATGTCAACGTTAGTTGGCAATCCTTGGTCAACATAACCTTGGCCGCCGTTGTCAACATTGAATGTTACTTGGCCATCACCATAGTCAATATTTGGAGCTGAACTAATACCATTTTGTATGATATTCAATACAATGTCAAATTTATCATCAACTAGATCTCGTTGTGTTGAATTAGTACTTACTAGATCTGTTTGTCTTACGTAAACCGTTTGATAACTAGTTGGAGGATTAACTTTCTGTAGAACATAGTTGGCTAGAGATTTAGCATAGGCAATGCCAGCTACTGTTTCTAATTGAAGTGTGAGGTTGGCATTTTTAAAATATGATTGCCCTGCACTTATACTTTGCCAGTTGCCGTTAACTAACGTATCAATAACAACAGCATCAATAATACTACCTATATCTCTAGAAAACAATTCTGCATTATAGTTTAAATCTGGATACGTGCTGTCAATATAACCAATTACCTCTGCTCTAATATATTCTCTATTAAGAGTTAATAAGGTTTCTACAGCAACATATCCAGTACCACCGGTAAATGCTGCGCTTTGAACAGTGCTGTATGTTGTGGTGCCGCCCAAGGTGTAGGCAATACGCTGTCTATAAGGACCTGGTTCGTTTCCTGCTAGTGCAATTAATTCTACAGCTTTTGCACAGGCAGCACCAACGGTAGAATAAGCATAGGCAAACGCACGACCTTCTTTACCCGCTGGTACCCCAGCCTGTGTATTGTCTCCACTAGTAGAAACAAACAAATTAATATTACTGGCAAAACTATTATTGTCAACATAGTATTTTGTAGCAGCCTGGAAATCTTCGTCAGCACCTACAATTACTGGAACTGGATCAACATTCAACGGACTAGGATGGTCTGAAAGATATAATGGACCATCCATGACATCACCTTGTCTACGCACAGTAGACTCACGAGGTAATGCTTCATTGCTTAAGAAATTGCCCGGTAGTGTTGCATCAAAAAACGCATCTACTAGTGTCTGCGTACCACTGCCTGATCCAGTACTAATTGTAATTTTTGCAGTGCCAGTCTTAGCATCTTCGAATGTTGTATGAATACTAAGTTCGTCAACATTGACATATTTTAAATAATAAGTAGTTCCGCTAACTATTCCTGCTGGTGGCGTTCCTGTTGTAAAATATTTGTAGGCAATACCGTCAGCACCGCTGTCATAGCCGTGTCCGGTAATTAGTATATTACCGTTTTGATACCCTGCAATGGTTTTTGTATATTCGCTTTGGTCAACTGGTTCTGGTCTAATACGAATTTGACCCGCAGTTGATCCACCTGACTGTTGTAGGTAGCGACGATCAGCATAGCCCTTAGTAACAACTAATTCGTCAATGGTAATAGGAGTAGTAGGATGTACACTATTAAATAAATTTACATTAGCAGTAGATGGATCTCCAACATTACCAATAGGTATAGTATTAGCATTTAACGGAGCACTCATTGCAGGACTAGTGTCGCCGATTAGTTTAGCGCCGCCTGCGCTGATAACTAACTGTCCACTGCTGCTGTTGTTAATGGTAACACCGTTAGTGCCAATAATGTCTTTGGCCAATACACCGTCACCTGTGCTGTTAACCACAAACGTTCTTGCACTGGTTGTTGTACTAAATGTATTTGGCGGCGGCGTAGTTAGATATGAGTAATTGCTAGGGAAGTCATCTAAATCAGTTGAGGCAATCCTATCACCTTGCCCAAACACTGCATATAGATCTCTAAAGTTATCATTAACTTTCCTAAACGCTTCGCGAATACTATCGCCAGTACCGTCATTACCTTGTACGCCAATATCTACATTTTGTCTTGCCATTTTTATACCCCGAAACTTGATCCGCAACCGCATGTTGTAGTTGCTTGTGGATTTTTAATTGTGAAACTTGCACCCATTAGTTCATCTTTGTAGTCGATTTCAGCACCTTGTAGGTACTGCATGCTCATTGC